GTTTTAAGGACTATGAGCTATTTGACGGGCTTAAGTATCCTTTGAGGGACTATCAGGTGGAAACAGTTGAAACTTGCCTAAAAGTGGGTCGTGGGACTGTTGTGGTGGCAACAGGTGGTGGTAAGTCTTTGATTCAAGCATCTCTTATCGAGAATTGGAAAAAAATCAAAGGGAATGTGAAATGTTTACTCGTTGTTCCCGGCACAGGATTGGTTCATCAGTTGTTGAATGACTTTAAGGAATACGAAGTTTCGTTTACTTTCTCTGGATGGACAGGCGAGACTGATACCAAGGGAAATTATAAGTTACCTTTAACGGATACGGAAGTCATTATAGTCAATACTGAATGTTTGTGTTCCCAATTCGGGAACTTTACAAATTTATTGGATGTCGATCTGGTATTGAGGGATGAGTGTCACCAGACCAAACTTGGAAATGTGATGACAAAAATCCTATCCAAGATAAAAACGCCCAACAAGTTCGGGTTTACTGGAACTTTACCGAAAGAGAAAATTGATGTGTGGAAAATCATAGGAACATTCGGTCCGATTATATACGAGAAAAATTCAAAGG